TATAATAACAATAGAACCCCCTCTGCTCTATTGCGAGCAGAGGGAAATCTTTGGAAAGGTATATACCGATCTATCAAACAGTTCTGACGTTGAAGTTATCAACAGTCGGAGAAACAGCAGTAATAGCACCAGTACGGCCAGGAGCGATATTCTCGTTGGCAAGAATCTGGTAACCGAACTGCATCTCGTCAAAGCAGGTGGTCTCGTTGATCCAGTCAAGGAACTGGCAAGCCTTGTCATTGACGATACGTCCAGGAATCGGGAATCCATTCATGGAAACCTGGAGCTCCTGGAAGGAGATCTCTCCACGGGTTACGTTGTAAAGCGTTCCCGTATTTGCTGCAGCAGGCTGAACAGATGCAAGGATATAAGCCTTCTCAACATTCAGTGCTGTATTGTCAGTAACAATAAGCAGATAATGGAAGATTTCATACTGGTAGCCCTTCTCAGTCATGAGGTTGTTACCAGCAGTCGTTCCAGCATCCTTAAAGCGGCTACGCAGCAGTCCATTGTAACGCTTAACCTGAGTACGAGGATCCTTAACACCACGGAGGAAGATCTCATGAGTCTTGGTGATAATAGAACCAGAACGTTCAAAGTAGTTGAACGAAAAGTTCGTACCACCCTGCTCACGAACACGAGTGATGATGTTCAACTCGTCGATACCGTTAGTGAGCGGATTCGTATCAGAAGTAATATCTTCAATACCCTGTGCACCACGGAAGTCATACTCCATGATGTGACGGTAGTTGTCGATAAGGTTTTTGTAGTTCTCATTAGTAGCAGAGAGCTTATCAAGGAAAGTCGGAATCTGCAGGCTAATAAGGAACGAATAACCCGTCTCAAACAGATCGTACTGAGCCAGGTTTGTAAAGTCTGTAACACCGCGCATAAGTGTGAACTTAGTAATATCACGCGGGGTTACAGTGTTATCAAATATATAGGATACGTTTTCAGCAGCCATTATTGATTCACTCTCCCCTTCTTACGACGGCAACGCAATAATCTTGAACCTCTCCGTCTGGACGAAGTTCCTGAACTTAACTTTGATGATAGCATACAGAATCTTGTTGGAGTCGTACATCTTGTTCGACACATACTCGATCGTGCAGCTCTGGAAGCGGTTCGCATAACGGTTGATAACCATATTCTGAACGTCTTCCTTATACTTGGTCAGATCCTCACCATCAAGGAACGAATAACGGATCTTCGGGCAGAGTACTCGAATAGCCTTGATCATTTCCTGGATAGCAAGAACGTTATTGATCCAAGAAAGCTGTGTATACTCAGTCTGAGAAGTATACTCACTGTTCAGAGTAAGAATGTTGCCATCATAGTACGAGCAGTAGTTCGCACGCAGATCGTCGAGCTCTTTCTTCTGATCAACAGCAGGAGTATGCTTCGGGCTGAAGTTCAGCGTTCCTTCAATAATCGAGTTCGTCGGAATGACGACATCGTATTTCTGACCGCAGAACGGACGGTTACGACCATTGATGAAGTGGCGTACGAAGAGTCGAGCCAGATCATACATAATCGTTACTGTAATCTGTTTCTTTGTATACGGCTCATAGATATCATAAGAGTTGATATAAGAACCGCAGAACCGAGAACGGGAAATACCCTTATCGTATTCAAGAGTGATATCGTCGATACCACGAATACCAGTACCCATGTCACGGAAGAAGAAGCAGTCCTCACGGAAGTTTACAAGCTGCTCAATTGCACGCTTAACAACGTCAGGATAGTCTGCATCAAAGACAGCATCAATGCGGTTGTTATCAAGATCATAGATACAATCATCAAACGAACCATCGAATGCCTTCTTAACCTGAATCGGCCAAGTCGGGGACGTAATAGGACGATTACCAAACTTACCGTTAGATCCATTAGCGAGCTGGATACCATAGAGGGTACCAAGATTCGGGGACTGGCTAACAGTTACGTTGTCATAATTCTTTCCAAAGAAGTCTGTACCAAACAGGCAGTCTGCGAATGCATACTCATTGTCATTCAGACCCATAAGCATGGATACGTTATCTGCAAATGCAGCAAACTCTTCATCAAAGAACACTGCACGAATCTGTTTAGAGTTGATCAGAACAGAGTTCTGCAGACCCATATTACGATTACGCTCAACAATATCAGGATTCATGGTGAACGGAATCTGTTCGAGAACTTCTCCGTCCTCACTAACCTCAATGAAGTAGCGAACATATTTAACAGGACTTGAAGCGGTCGTATCACGATAGATACGGAAACGCTTATTGGAAACACCACGACCGTTATCGAGAATCAGGAACAGCGGATACTCACCATTCGTACCAATCGGGTTGGTATGACGGTTTGCAGCAAGGAACGTAGTAGCGAACTGGTTAACATTGTTACCAGAGAGAGCTACAGTCTTGAGAACGAATCCGATATTTACATGGTTCTCATAAACAATTGCATTGTCATCAGGATCCCCATTGGGCAGGTACTGCGGAACAGTGGTAATCTTGTTCGTTACCTGATCAATCCACAGACCCTTCTTGGTGATAGGATCCACCTTCTGTTTACGCGTATTAGTAACTTTAGCTACAACACCAATATTTGCGAGAGTTGCATCCTCTGCAACAACGCGCTTAATTGTGAGGTAACCACCAGCGTCAATGATATTAGCTGCCTGAATAATCGGCTGACCATGACGATGGAACGACGGTGTCTTACCATAATATTTATAGAAGTCTTCGCCGAATACCTTGGCCTTCCATTCCTCAGGCCCCTTATCAGCTGAAGTTACTGTCATAAATATAGGACGATCAACGCCATCTTCAAGAGGAGCTACCAAATCCTCGATCTGACTTTGATCTTCCCAGATAATACTTACTCCAGGAGCGGGCATATCTGTATCCTCCTTTGTATATTTTCTAAGCCAATATTGTATAGCTTGATTTACCCAGAATACCAAACAAGGCTTTCTGATTTATAATAATGTTACCCATGGCCATTAGTGGAGGATAGCGATATTACTAGGGTAAGAGCGTTAGCCCTTACCCCAATTTTACTCATTTGACAATGTACCAGTTTGTCCAACCAATACTTTTTCAAGCGAACTTTCTTTAGGATTCTCGTTCATCATAGCATACAAAATAGACTCATCAAAGTCTTCTGACAGCAGTGCTGTATATGGAGAAATGAGCTTAGATATATTCTTTAGAGACATAGATTCGTATGAATGGAGATCACTCTTCTTTGCTAATCTCCATGGTATATTCGTATCATCTTTAGATCTGCATACTTCTGATAATACGAATCCTATAACCTGGTTAGTTATACCATATGAGTACCCATTAACCTTCATGGCGTTTATGACGTACTCATAGATCTTATCATACGGAATAGTATTGATAATGAACCCTAAGATGAAGAATAGATTGTTGAACTTCTCCACATTTCCGATAAACTGTGGTAAGTCTATAGAGACCATTAGTACGTCATCTTTTCTATATCTAAAGACTCTATAATCCATAGCAGGAGTATAATCAGTAAGCTGTATCTGCTTAACCTTCTCTGTTATATAAGGTTTAGTAGAGAATATGGTAGGTAGATTGAACGGTCTTAATGGTTCTTTCTTTCCTGTATTGATATCTTGGATAGTATAGTCAAAGACTCCTATGAGATTGATATACTCTCCACTCTGTTCTGCTATATTTCTATCAAAGTACTTCTCTGGTACATATGCTACAAGTTCTTTATCTTTTGGAGTAAAGATAAGAGAACCATCTTTATTCTTAGCGGTAAAGTCTTTGGCGGATTTATATATAGATGCCATATGGTTATCCTCCTCTTTTATCTTATGAGGATGTCGCCCATGTAAAGATTATAGGAGTTGTATACTATAGAACTGAAAGGGGTGTTTAATATGAGTTTTACAAAGAAGCTTAAGAAGAAGATTGCAGATTATCAAATGAGAAAGACGTTTCCTATGGCGTATTCTCAGATGAAGAATGATCATGTTCATAGCTGCGATTGTGGTCATTGCCATCATCATGAAGACGATAATGATGATAAGCCATCATCCAATGGAAAGGTCTATGATGTAGACACAGATGGAAACAAAGTGTAATAAAGTATACCCATACTCCTAATGGAGGATGGGGCTTCTCTTTTCTTTTTTTTAGTTATATAAGCCTAGCAGCTTCTCTCTGCACTCTGCTGCTTTTCCTATACATAGAACTTTTGCCTTATCGTTTCTCTCTATCATTTTTAAACCAAGGTCATTCTTAGTATGTACATCTGCACCATGATTTGCTAATAATAATGCTACTTCATAACATGCATGTTTGCATGCATGAACAAATGACCAACTATCATTCTTAGATGGATCTGCTCCTAGAGATATCAAATAATTTACAAGATCAGGGTTTCCCAGTTTGGCTGCTTCTGCTAATCCCTCTCCATTACATATATTACCATATGCTTCATACTGTGGAGTAATGTTATGATCTATCATAAAGTTTATCATACGCTTAAATGAAGTATAGTCTTTCTCATCAGAAGTAAGACAGGCCATTGCTAATACATCAAACTCGTATGCTCTACGTTTCTCATTAGAGTTGTGTTCTAAGAATGTATCAAAGATTTTAAGTGCAATATTGTCTGATATAGTAGTTATAGGAGATACTATACTCATTATCTGGAAATCTATAGATTGTGGATGTGTATCTATGATATAATGAATAGCAGGATAGTCTTTCTTCTTAATAAGCTTATCCCATAGATTTGGGTTTAGTAATAGATCTCTTCCTTTAACAGCATACTGCCTATGATCTTGCCCTTCTTTGTATATCAAATCCACCTTGTTGATTTTATATTTAGACAAAATATGTGCCCAGAATTGATCTATAGTACTTATAACCAAAAGGAACCACTCCCTGTTTTGTAAAAGTTCGATTTTTCGATTGTATATTATAGCAGTGTAAGGAGTATGAAAGATACTCAAGACGCCATGATTTCAATAGGAGGAATTAGAAATGGCAAAAATGATCATGATTTTAAACCCCGAGTGTGCCGATAAGGTTTTCATCGACAATCTGCAGAATTGTGTGCCGATTTGCCCGCCGCCGAAGTTTGATGTTGGTCGACCCACGCTGGTCGATCTTTTCAACGAGTGGAACAAGAAGTTCCATGAGGATGAGGTTAATCCTCGCCCGTACAGCTTGATGTTCAATTTCGCTGGAAACAACAGGAGCATAAGCGAAATTTCTCATGCAGGAAACGTCGTTAAGGACTATATCAACGACAGTTTGGCTGGGGACCAGGCGTTCATTCGCATGATGTTCAGTATGCTTGCGGATATTGATGAAGTCAACTATCTCCTGTAAGCAACACTACAAGGGCCTTTGCAAAAAGGTCCTTATTTTTTTTTTCAATGCTTGATCCGCCATATACTGAGCGGACTTTGACTCCCTTGCTGAACTAACCTACTCACGAAATCTCTTGGCTGGCGACTATATCCGAGGTAATGAAGCTCACCAAGCTGACTTAGAAAAAGTAAAGGAACAACTGGATCGCAAGACCGGCGACTATAACCAGTTTTGGCATGACCGCAACTATCTGCTCAATGCCCATAAAGTAAAGGCAGAGGTTGTCTTTACCCACGGTTCTCAGGATTGGAATGTCAAACCACTTCATGTTTACCAGATGTTCCATGCTCTTCCTGCTCATATCAACAAGCACCTCTTTTTCCATAATGGTGCCCATGTTTATATGAACAACTGGCAGTCCATTGACTTCCGTGAGTCCATG